GTGGGGCTGGGTGCAGCCGCGAACCGATGTGCCGGCGATGATCGAGGCGGTCAAGGCAGGATTCATGCCGCTCGGGGACGTGATCGCGGCGACCTGCAACGGCAAGGACTTCTGGGACGTGATGAAGGAACGCCAGCGCGAGCTCGAGGTGCTGAAGGAGCTCGGGCTCACCTTCGAGACGTCGCCCGAGGTCTACGTCAAGCAAGAGAAACCGGCGGTTGCGCCGGCGCCGGGAGACAAGAAAGACGATCCGCCCGACGATGGCGGAGACGAAGAGGACCGAATCAACGACCCGCGCGCGCGGGTCGTTTCACTTCAGAGGTGACCATGACGACAGCCAAGAAGCCGACCATCGCCGAGATCCTCGCGAAGCCCGACTGGCGCGAGGGTGTGTTCAACCGCGCGAGCGCGAAGGAAGAGGACCGCACCGTCGAGATCTCGTTCTCCTCCGAAGAGCCGGTCGAGCGCTGGTACGGCAAGGAAATCCTGGCCCACGGGAAGGGCTCGGTGAACCTGGAGCGCTTCAAGTCCGGACGCGCCAATCTGCTCATCAACCACGATCCCAGCGACTGGGTCGGGGTGATCGAGTCCGCGCGCGTCGACGACGACAAGGTCGGGCGCGCGGTGGTGCGATTCGGCAACAGCGCGCGCGCGAACGAAGTGTTCCGCGACGTGCGCGAAGGGATCCTGACTTCGGTCTCGGTCGGCTACAGCCGCGACGAGATGAAGCTCACAAAGACCGGCAAGGAAGAGGCCGACGAATACACGGTCACCCGCTGGACGCCGTTCGAGGCGTCCCTCGTGACGATCCCCGCCGACGCAGAAGTCGGCGTGGGTCGCGCAGCAGAACATCCTCATCAACCCGCGGCAACCGCCGCTCGAAAGGAGCCTCAAATGGGTAAAGAGACAAACGCCCCGGCGGGCGGTGCCGCCGAAGTCGTGGTCGTGGACGACCCGAAGGCGAAAACGCCGCTCGAGATGGAGCAGGCGCGCAAGATCGGCATCTTGAACCTTTGCAAGGCGAACAAGATCGACGACCGGGCCCGGGATCTGTGGATCTCGCAGGGCACGACGCTCGACAAGGTCGCCGAAGACATGCTGCAGATCATGGAGGAGCGCGGCCGGGAGAACCCGCAATCGGCCTCCGTGCTCGGGCTCTCGAAGAAGGAGACGCAGCAGTTCAGCATGGTGCGCGCGATCTCCGCGGTCGCGGACAAGAACTGGAACGCGGCCGGCTTCGAGGCCGAGTGCAGCCGGGCGATCGCGCAAAAGATCGGGCGGCAACCGGACCCGAACAAGTTCTACGTGCCCTACGAGGTGCAGGAAAGGGCGAACCGCACGCCGATCGAGCAACTGGCCTACGCGCTGATGAAGCGCGACCTCACCGTCGCGACGGCCGGCGCGGGCGGGTTCCTGGTGGAGACGACGAACGTCGGCTTCATCGAGATGCTGCGCAATCGCAGCGTGCTCTTCAACATGGGGGCACGGCGCCTCTCCGGCCTCGTCGGCAACGTCAGCATCCCGAAGCAGAGCGCGGCGGCGACGGCGGTCTGGCTCGCGACCGAGGCGGCGACGATCACCGAGAGCCAGCAGACCTTCGTGCAGATCGCGCTGGCGCCGAAGAACGTCGGCGGCTACACCGAGCTCAGCCGGCAACTGCTCCTGCAGTCCAATCCGTCCGCCGAGGGGCTTGTGATGGCGGATCTCGCCGCGATCGTGGGCATCGACATCGACCTCAAGGGCCTGAACGGCAGCGGTGCCTCCGGCCAACCGACCGGCATCCTCAACACGTCGGGCATCGGCTCGGTCACGGGCACGTCCCTGGACTACGCCGACGTCATCGAGTTCCAGACCGATGTGTTCGCGGGGAACGCGCTGAACTCGTCCGCGGGTTATGTGACCACGGGCGCCGTCGCGGGGCTGCTGAAGCAGCGCGTCAAGTTCGCGAGCACGGCCTCCCCGATCTGGGAAGGTCGCCTCGAGGACGGCTCGGTCGATGCGCCGCAGGGCTATCGCGGGATGGCGTCGAACCAGATGCCGGCCGCGACGATGCTGTTCGGCGATTTCGGCCAGGTGATCGTCGCCGAATGGGGGGTCCTCGAGATCGAGGTCAACCCCTACGCCAACTTCCAGGCGGGCATTATCGGCGTGCGCGCGATCGCCAGCATCGACATCGCGGTCCGGCATCCGACCGCCTTCTCGGCGGCGAGCTCGATCACCTGATCGAGCGGCAACGTCGAAAACGGCCCGGATGCCGTAAGTCCGGGCTTCCCCCATGCTGCAGGCGACCGGCTCTGCGCTCGTCGCCAATACTCGAGAGGTAAACGTGAATCCCAATCAAGCACTTCCGGAAGTCATCCGCGTGGAGGCCCTGAAGGGCTTCCGCGCTTCTGTCAACGGCCAGTACGGTGTCGTGAATCCGGGCGACGTCGTGGAGGTACCGCTGGAGGTCGCGATCGACCTGCGCACCGCCCACAAAGCGGTGATGACCCAGAAAGAGCTGCGGCGCCAGACGACCTACCTGCCGGAACGCAAGCGCAAGCTTGCGGCGGAGAAGATGCCCGAGATGAAGGTGGCCGAGGCGCCGAGAGGAGGCGACCGTGCTCGGTAACCAAGGACAGGCGGCCAAGGCCGTCAAGCTGCTCGATCCGGTCTCCGCGGCGAACACCGCGGCGGCGACGTCGGGCTGGGTCGACGTGCGCGAGGCCGAGGGCGACATCGTCTTCACCAACCAGTGCGGGGCCCTCACCGGCTCGCTCACCTGGACGATCGAGGACGCGACCGACGGCTCGGGCACCGGCGCCGCCGGCATCGCGCCGAACGAGGGCGCCTACGTGGCCGGCGCGGCCAACCAGATCCAGAAGCGGACCGTCAACGCATCGGCGGTGCGCGGCTGGGTGCGGTGCGTCGGCACCATCGTCACGGGTCCCGTGCTCGTGGCGGCGAACATCAAGTACCACCCGAAGTACACGACGTAGCGGGATCGGTCGCGAGAGAAAACGGGGCCTGCGGGCCCCGTTTCTTTTTCCAGACGTCTGCACAGGGCGGGCGGCTGGAAAAAGGATCGCGAACAGACGCGGCTAGGGTCGCTCCCGAAAGCCGGCCATCCTGAGTTGGTTGCCGCGTCTCTGCTCTCAGGGCTTCTACAGGAGGAAGCATGAAAAGAGGTTTCGACGTTTACGGGGAGACGCGTCTCTATCACGACTCCGTATGCTTGTGGGTTCACCAGATCGAGGGCACTCGTCGGAATGTCGTGAATCCGACCGTCCTTGTGGTCGAGTCGCGGGATCTGGAGACCACCGCACCCACCGAGCCCAGCCTCGAGCTCGACAGGGCCACGGCCGTGAACCTCATGACCGCGCTGTGGAAGCTCGGCTACCGGCCGCTCGGCGAGGATTTTCGTCCGGTGGACGGGGAGGTGCGGGCGATGGGCGAGCATCTGGAGGATATGCGGCGCCTCGTGTTTAAGCTCGGTGTCGAGCCGAGGCGGTCATGACCTGCGTTGTCGCGTTGCGGCATGAGGGCGTGATCTACATGGGCTGCGACTCCGCCGGCGTCGGTGGGTACAAGCGTGCGAACCGGCTGGACCCGAAGATCTACCGCGTCAGCGGGATGCTGATCGGGTTCACGACGTCGTTCCGCATGGGGCAGCTGCTCGGGTACTCGCTCACTTTGCCGAAGCACCACGCGGACGATCCCGTTGAGAACTGGATGGCTACCGAATTCATCAACGCGGTGCGCACCTGCCTGAAGACTGGCGGTTGGGCCGAGAAGGAAAAGGATCAGGAGCGCGGCGGGACGTTTCTCGTGGCGTACAGGGGTCACATCTTCTGCGTGATGAGCGATTTCCAAGTCGGCGAGAACGCCGAGCCGTACAACGCCGTCGGGTGCGGTGAGGATCTGGCGCTTGGCTCGTTGTTCACCTCGCATGGAGTGGTGGTCGCACCGCGTATGCGCGTGCGACGCGCACTCGAGGCGGCGGGGGCATTCTCGGCTGGTGTCTATCCGCCATTCCGCATCGAAGAGCTTCACACCAACGTAGGCCAAGTGCCACCCAAGGCGCCGCCGCCGAGGAGGAGACGCTGATGTTCACCGAAGATCTCGCCGCCTTCTTCGACACCGACGGCTTCGCGCTCGACGCCACGCTCGGCGCCGCGACCATCCAGGTGATCTTCGACAACGAGCACCGCCTGGCGCACGACATGGTGTCGACGACGAATCCGGTCGCCTGGGCGAAGGCCGCAGACGTCGACTCGGGCGACGTCGGCTCGACGATCGTGATCTCGGGCGTGAGCTACATCATCCGCGACGTGCAGCCGATGGACGACGGCGCGGTGGTGATCCTGCAGCTGGAGAAGCAGTAGATGGCCGACCACGTCCGCACGCAGATCCGCGACGCCGCGACGACGCTCGTCAGCGGCCTCGTCACCACCGGCGCGAACGCGTTCGCCGGCCGGCCGGAGTCGCGACCGCTGCAGGAGAGCGAGCTGCCCGGGCTGCTCGTGTACACCAACGAGGAGGAGTCGGAGTTCGCCTCCGGGCAGCGGGCCACGCGGCGCCAGGTGCGCAACTGCCAGCTCCTAGTGCACGGCTTCGCGCAGATCACCGGCGACCTGGACAAGACGCTGGACACGATCGCAAAGGAAGTCGAGGCCGCGCTCGAGGCCGACCCGACGCTCGGCGCGCTGGCAAAGGACCTGTACCTCACGAACACGGCGAAGGAGAGCGACCCCGAGGCGAAGCAGCCCACCGGGGAGATCGTGCTCACCTTCACCTGCGAGTACCACACCCGCGAAGGCATCCCCGACGCGGCATTTGCCTGATCCATCCGCCACCGAAGGAGACCCCCCATGAAGACCGTCCGTTTGCTGAGCGGCGTGCGCGGCACCGCCGCGATTCGCCGGCCCCGGAGCCTGAAGCGCGCGCTGCTCGAGCTCCTGCGCACCGCCCTCTTGCCCGTCGCCTGGCTGTGGGAATCGTGGCTTTCGTGCTGGGCGAACCACAAGGGCAGCGAAGGCACCGTGCACATCGGCACCAGCGCCATCGCAGAGCTGCGCGGCTGGGAGTTCACCGAGACGATGGAGCCGATCGACGACACCGTCCTCGCCGACACGTCGCGCACGCACCAGGCCGGGCTCAACAGGTGGGAGGGCTCTGCGACTGCCTTCTGGGACGAGACGGACGCGACCGGGCAGGAGGCGTGCACCATCGGCGCGTCGGTGACGCTCAAGTTCTATCCCGAGGGCGCGGTGAGCACCGACCAGTTCTACAGTGGCACCGCGTCCGTGACGGGGATCACGCGCCGCGCGGCGATCCAGGGCATGGTCGAGGTGGACTTCAACTTCCTCGGCTCCGGGGCGCTCACCGAAGCGGCGGTGGTGTGATGAGCCTGATCGAGCGCATGAAGGCGCACTTCACCGACATCGGGGTGCGCCACCTCGAGGTGCCGGAGTGGGGCGAGGAGGGCAAGCCGCTCCTCGTCTACTTCCGGCCGATGAC